CCGTATAATTGTATATTATTAGCTGTACCTGCTGCATTTCCAATTCTTATTGCATCAAGTGTATCACTACCATTTTGAATATATAAACCTAAACCTGTTGCAGATGTGTTTTGGAAATATCCTATAAAATATCCTGCGTTTGACTTTGTAGCATTAAATACTTCTCCTGATTGTAAACCTGCATTTGAAAAACTCGTTGCCGTCACACTACTAGAGAATGTAGCTGCTCCAGTGGAAGCTATTGTAAGTCTAGCAGAAGCGGCAGCAACATCATAAATAAAGAAATCTTGTGAATCCGTACTACCAAAACTTCTACCTATTAAATATCCTGAAGTTGAACCTCCAGCATTTTGATTTAAGTATATTGAATTTTGATTAGTTCCTTGAACTGTAAGTCTACCACCACTTGTAGTAATAGTACTAGAGAATGTAGCTGCTCCTGTGGAATTAGATAAAACAAATACTGATGCACTATTACCATAAGAATAAAAACTTAAATCATTAGTTGATGTTCCTAATGGCGACATTCCAATAAACCAGTTATTACTTCCAGCAGTAGTAAATCTTAAAGGAGTCGCAGCAGTTGAACTTGCTCTATCTAAATGTAATTGATTACTAAATATAGCACTTGTACCACTTAATGCTCCTGTCAATGTACCACCACTCAAAGGAAGGTAAGTCGATGCAGCGCTTGAAGTAGTTAAATAAGTTGAATTATCATAACTAATTGTAGAACCAGAAATCTTTACAAATCCAGTACCGCTTAAAGCCGCTTGTTTACTATTAAACGTTGTCCAGTCTGCACTTGATAAATAACCAGCTTGGCTTCCGCTAGCTTGTTGAATAGAGAAAACACCAGTTGTGTTATTATATAATAAAGGACTTGTTGCACTTAAAGAAGTTAAGTTAATGCCTCCCAATCCTGCTAAAGTATAAGTAGGAATATTTAATGCGCCAGTTGTATTATTGTAAGTTGAAGCACCACTTGAGCCAGTTGTAGTCAAAGCAATAGCCGCACGACTTCTAGCATCTGTATAGTAAAGGTTAGAACCTTCTGATATATTTGAAGTTGTCCCTGCAACTGTTGTCCATAAGCCAGTTGAAGTTTTATATTGTAATAAGTCGTTATTATTAGGACTTTGAGCAGATACATTGTGAAGTTCATCCATCTCAAATCCGTTCTGTATTCTTACCTCAATTACACCTTGAGTAGGATGTGAACGTACTACAATACCAACATAAACTAAATGTGCAGGTGCAAATTGTTTAGTTGAAGTATAAGCACCAGCAGTAGTTGAACTTAAATAAAGTTGAGTTCCAGCAGTGTAAGCTTGTGTATCTATATTATCTAAATTGCCTAATACAGTTACATAACCATTATTATTATTTGTTATGTCTGTCCTTACTACTCCATAAGTTTGAGCAGAAGTAGCATCTCCAGTTGCAATTGCCTTTGTTATTGTTGGTAAATTACCATGACCTCCATTTATATAAACAACTGTACCCTTAGTTAAAGTTGCACCAGTTTCGTTATATACTTCTGTTACTAAGTTTTGCGCTTGTGTTACTACCGTAGGGAATGGAACTAAAGAACCGTCTCCAGCTACATAATCAGTAGATGCACCAGCAAAAGCAATGTTTATATTTCCGCTTGTAGTAACTGGACTTCCAGTTATAGTTAAAGCAGCAGCAGATTCAGTAATACCAATAGAAGTAACCGTTCCTGTATATTGGTCAGCACTTGAAATAGTGAAGTTAGGATAAGTACCGCTTATTGAAGTTGTACCTCCACCAGTTAAAGCGACTGTTCTATCTGGCGCACTATTTGTTATTGTGAAATTAGGGTAAGTTCCTGAAGTTGTTATGCCAGTTCCAGCAGTTAAAGCCACTGTTTGATCAGGTGCGCTATTTGTAATAACTCCTGTTGATGAACTATAACTAATTCCTGTACCAGCACTTAAAACACCTCTTGCTCTTGTATCTGTATAATATAAATTAGTTCCTTCGCTTATGTTTGAAGTAGTCAAAGAAACTGCTCCAGTAAATCCGTTTACTGAAACAACTGCATCTGTGTTGTCTACTTGTTGCCATGCTGTTCCGTCAAATATTGCCCAGTCACCTACATTCCAATCTGTTATTCCGTCTAGGTTTGTAGAACCAGCAACATTAACAATATAATACCATCCTGTTGTACCTACTCCACTTGCTAAAGCAGGTGTGTTTGTAGATGCATTCCAAGTTCCTTTATAAATTGAACCTCCTATTAAACCATTGATTTGGTTTTGTACTTTACCAAATGCAGTTAAGATTGAATCTGTATCCTGAATAGTTCCACCTGTAATATTTACACCAGTTAAAACCTTTCCAGTAACTGCGCTATTCACTAAAGAAGGGTTAGCATAAGTACCGCTTAATTCTCCACCAGCAACAATGCCACTGATAGTTGTTAAATATGTTGAGTTGTCGTAGCTGATTGTTGTTCCACTAATCTTAACAAATCCTGTGCCATTTAATGCAGCTTGTTTGCCATTAAATGTTGACCAATCACTAGAACTTAAATATCCGTTTTGTGATGCAGAAGCAGCTTGAATGCTGAATGATCCTGTTGTGTTATTATAACTTAAAGGAGAACTAGCAGACAAAGAAGTCAAGCTAATACCACCAAGACCAGCCAAAGTGTAATTAGGAACGTTTAACACTCCACTAATTAAAGTAGATGCTCCACTATTCCCTGTTGTTGTTAAAGTTACAGCACCTTGCTTTGCATCAAATGCTGCCCAATCTGTTGCGCTTAAATAACCGTTTGTTGTTGCACTTGCTTGGCTTATTGAAACGTTTCCACTTGTTACTGAAATAGGACTTGTGCCAGTTATTGCAGCTTGTGCTCTAGCATTAGTGAAATATAAATTAGTTCCTTCTGCCAAATCAGTTGTTGACTTAGCAGCGAAAGCTGTATTGAATCTTGTTTGTGTATAATAAAGGTTTGTTCCTTCTGCTACGTCTGTTGTAGTTAAAGTTACCGTTCCACCCAATGCAGTCAATTTACCATTAATGGTCATTGAATCATTTAAAAGGCTTGTATTAGGAATATCGTCTAATGCAATAATTCCAGTTGTGTTTGAATATACCACTCCTGAATTACTATCACCGCTTATCGCATATCTTGCCCTTTGATCAGTAAAATATAAGTTAGTGTTCTCTGTTACTTGTAATGTATTGTAATCGCCACTTTGAGCAACAACCGCACCTGTTCTACCAAATACAGAAGTAACCGCATCTGTGTTTAAATCACTCCATGAAGCAGTAATTGTGCCACCGCCTTGCTCGTTTAATGTTAATGTCTTTGTAGTCGTTCCAGTAACAGCAGCCGAAGTTAAACTACGAGAATAAGCTGTATCCCAGTTTGATTGACTTGTACTTGCTGGAATTGAATATCCTGATTGTAACCCTATTGCTAAAGTACCAGAAGTAGTAATTGGCGAACCTGAAATAGTCAAACCAGTTGGAACTGTTGCAGCAACCGAAGTTACTGTACCAACATAAGATTCAGTTGAATTTACCCATGCTGTTCCATTATATCTAAGAACTTGACCAGTTGCAGGATTTGTAATTGTTACATCACCTAATTGGGTCAAATTATAATCTCCGTCTTGTGCAATTACGTTTCCAGTACGTCCAAACACAGAATAAACCCCAGAAGGCAAAGGATATGCCCCAGAAGGTGCTTCAATGATTATCGGTTCTTCACAAACGTTTATTTCAATAATATCGTTGTTTACTATTATTTCTGTACTCATTATAATTGTGTTATGTCTGGATAAACAATGTAATTCCCCCAAATATATGTTTTAACATTCCCATTAGGAAACTCAATAGTCATATCATAAACATAACTACCAGCCGCCGCCGTTACAGGATAATTGATTGTGATTTGGTTTAAATCAACCCCACCTAAAGTAATACCGTTATCATTTGAATCTAAGGTCATTACAGCAGTTGAAGATGTAGGCGTTTGTCTTACCTGAATCTCAACATAAGCCCCAGTCAAATCAATAGGTACCTCATTAGCAGATAATTGGAATATCTGGCTCCAAGTATTATTTTGCCAAATCTGAATATTGTAGTTAGCTGGTCTAAAATCTACATTAGAATTATTACAAGACATTATTTTAATATTTATTCAAAATTACTAATTATTGAACAAATCTGCGAAATTTCCACTATTCCCCCAATAAGGATGTTCTTCATAAATCCTAGTCTTTGAGTAAATAGAATTATGACTGGTAAAATGAACCCCATGATTTATATGGATAGCTTCATTTTCACAATTCCATTGAATGCGATTTAGTGTTTGCGTTTCTATATTTCCGCTATTTGTTTTTAATGCGTTTGGTAATATCCTTAGACAATGCTCAATGGCATCATCAAAAGTCATCGTCATTTGGTGGAATGGTTCATCGTCTTGATTGCGCTTTTGCCACCCAGATTTACACAATCCACCATAATTCATATTGGTTAGAACTTGACCATTTGCGAAATCGGGAAAATCAAAGTACCCCTTTGGGTAAAGAACATCATGCTCTAAGAAACTTACATATTCATAATTGCCCATATCCTTAGCCAAATACAAACATTGCATTATTTGTAATAGTTGATTAAGATGGCTTTGTGAACGATACCAACTAGGAATGTTATAGAACGGATTCTGCGGCATATCTTCCCAAGTGCAAGTGATTATGTCAGCCACACCATTTGATGCTAATTTTATGCTGTTTAAAGACGAATAAATGCTATTCCAGATTTGCTTATTGTTATTGTTTGAATAGAATATCCCTAATCTTTTGTTTTTAGTCCTAGGCAACTCAACCAAATCCCCTTCGGTATAATTATCTGTATAGATTATTCCTTCATGCTCCCAGTCAATTGCCATTCGTTTAACTTGACCTACTTTAGGATCACCAATAATATTATTATTTGCCCTGACAATAAGTTTATCGTTTTTTACCTCTAATTTATCGGTGCAATCAACTCCTCCATAATATGCTGATATTATTCTCATAATACACTCTTTTTAGCTGTTTGTTGAATAAGTTCCCAGTATTTGTATGAGCATTTGTCTTTGCTTATATCTAAAGTTTCATTATAAGGCAACTTATTTATGAAATCTGATTTGTAGAACATTCCGTCCATTGAACTGACTGCTCCAGCATTATGGTAGATATTACAATTATCCCAATCACTTGGTTGGCTTGTTGCCCATGCAAAATCAAAGTCTTTATGTATTACAGTTTCATATCCTAGTTTCCAGCCATTCCATAATACAGCCCACATATCAGCACACCATATTTGCAATTCATGATACTTTGGATTGTCTATTCTCTTTTGTATATTCAAGTCAGTTACTTTTCTATATAGCATTTCACTGTCCCTTTCTACGTTTTCCCAGAACTTCCAGTCAATTCCCTTCATTAGATATTGCGCCCCAATTGCATTGTATTCATTTTGCTTTACTATTTCTTTATCAATGCCTACTATTTCGCACATCAAATCAATTACGTCTTCACCCTTGCTTAAAATATATTCATATCCAATATAGAATCTAGTATCTGAACCGTACCATTTATTGTCATATAAATACGGACCAAATATCATTGGCTTAGTAAATACAATATCGCAATCATGATAAAATATCGCACAATCGTTTAATTCAGGATAAGCCTGAAAATGTTGCTTAAGAATGTTTGGTCTGATTGATGAAACGTAGAATGCTGATTCCCTTTTGTCCTCATAGAAAAAGAATCTGGCAGCATAATTAGAAGCTAGTTTGCTCCATTCAATTGGTACTTCTGGCGTTTGCTTCCAGCATACAATATCGACATTATTAATATTAATGCCTACATCTATGAAGTTGTTTATCATTACCTCTACCTGCCACGCATAGTAAAGCGTTGCGGGTTGGGCGCAAATTAATTGTAGTTTCATTATGTGTGTGTTTTAACAAGTTGCTATGTCTGTTGCGTTTACGGAAACATATATATCAGTTGCTCCAGTTATTGTGAATGGACCAGTTACACAAAAGTCATTTGAACCAAATGCAGGGTAAGATGTTCCAACTGCTGCCGTATTAGGAACGATAACACCTTGTGTATTATTGTCCGTTTCAAAATATAATGTAGTACCGTAAGGAATAGTTAATGAATAAACCAATCCCCCAGTTCTTACAACTGTTACCTGATTGCCAAATGTAGTTCCATTTGTACTTCTGTATATTCTTACTACATCAGTACCAGCATTATGTCTAGCATAAACATTAACCGTAAATCCTGGCAATGTTGTTGTACTTGTAGTTGTTGTAGTCGTTGTGGTTGTAGTCGTAGCACAATTAGGTGTTATTGACTTAGCCAATACATTGCCTGGAGTATATTTATCTCTTACAGCTACCCAATGTTGTGTATCATCCTGATTAGTAAATGACCTACTTCCGCTAAACTCATCACTAAACGTTCCTAAATATGCAGCAGTAGATGATGGATAAGTTTGTGTTGAAACTTGATAAGTTCCAGAACCTCCAATAAAACTATTTACAGTTACTGTTGCAGTTCCACTTGTACAAGTATATCCAATATTAAAATTAATACCTGGCGCAGCCGTTGTCGTTGTTGAAGTAGTCGTTGTAGCTGGACATCCAGTCAATCCAGTTGAAGTTATAGATAAATGCGCCCCTCCTGGATCAAAGTCATAAATATAATCTATTCTATATGTTTGACCTGATGATGTAACTCTTTCGTTTAAGCTAAATGAACCAGCAGGATAATTTGTAGATGTGTAAGTTGTTCCTGTTGCACAATTATAAAGCAAATACCATTTTGGCGGAATAGTTGTTGTTGAAGTAGTCGTGGATGTTGTTGTGGTTGTATAACTACAATTTATTGCAGTTGAGGCAGAACCATTTCCCCCAGCAGTGTCAGTTACAGCCACTATAAATAAATCAAAACTTCCTGTTGTATTTCTTAACCCAGTTACTCCATTGTATGGATAATTTGGATCAGTAATTATAAATGTTGTATTTGGGTTAATACTAATAAATGAACCAACTGAACCATAACCAGCAGCCAATGAGTAATTCCCATTTCCACCAGAAATACTTACAGATACTTGACCATGATATGTTCCACCATAAGTACAAGCAGGTGTTAATGTAACAGTAATAGGCGCAAGTGTAGTTGTAGATGTTGTTGTCGTAGTTCCTGGACATCCTGTATAGCCAGTAGCTAAAATAGAGTAATGTGCTCCACCTGGATCAGTTGTAGTAGAACTTTGTATAGTAAAATACAATGAGCCTCCATAAACTACTCTGTCATTTATGCTAAATGTTCCTGCAGGATATTGAGCAGACGTTTCTGTTGCTCCACTTGTACAATTGTATAAGTAATACCAAACTGGTGGAATTGTTGTTGTAGTTGATGTTGTACTTGAAGTACTTGTTGTCGTAGTACTTGTAGTTGTAGTTGTCGAAGTGGTAGTTGTCGTGCTAGTAGTTGTGCTAGTTGTAGTCGTTGATGTTGTTGGTGTTGCTGTTGTATAATATTTACCTGTTCCAGCCAAACTCACCGAATATGTACCAATGTCTTTATAATTACCAGTAATTGAAATACCATCAATAAAACAATAACCTGTTATATATCGTACTCCATCAATTCCGTTATCAAATTCAAACCTAATCAAAAAGTATTCTCTATTCTTTTGTGACATTAGCATTTCCTCGTAAGAATAACCATCTAATGTTACAATCCCATCACAGGTGGCAGCCCATGAAGATAAATCAATCTTATCTATATTAAACCAATCATCTGTTTGACTAACTACTTGTGTTGTATTAGTTTCTGATGAAAATGAACAATTAGTTGAACAAGCAAAAGGTGTTTCAATTGCTGGTATAGTGGAAGTATCCACTTTATACAACATTACATTTTTTCCATTTACTTTAACTGCCATTGGTCAAAGTTACTAAGATATTGTGTAAGGACCAACCCCTTGAAGCTGTATGCTATATGTAGCTATTTCCTTATAAGGAGCATTTATACTAATTGCACTAATAATTGCCGTTCCTGATAATATAACGTAAGAATCGCCATTATTAATACTAAACTTTATAGATATTGGAGTTCTGCTTAATTGATTGGCTAACATATCAGCATAAGAATATCCAGCCAAAGTAATTATACCGTCACAGGTTACATTCCATGATGCCACATCAATCTTTGATTCTTTAAACCATGCAGAAGATTGACTTGTCACATCTCTTTGATCAACTTGTACATCAAAAGTACAATTAGTTGAACAAGCAAAAGGAGTATCAATTCCATCTACTACTTTATATAGAATTATATTTTTACCTATTACTTTGTCTGCCATATTAGAAGTTTAAATTATATGAAGCTGTAAAATCATTTGTTGCCGTTGTCGTTGTATTTGATATTTGTAATAATGTAGACTGTGTTTCATCATTTACATAATCAATTGTGGCATTACCTAATTGATATGAATTTGCCTCAATATTTATTTGACTTGGGTCTGTATCAGTAGCCTTAAACATTTTAGCAGCGTTTATATATCCATTAGTTGTTTCAAAACTAGCCAATGAACAATCTATATTAATTATATTTTTACCAAACACATTAATATACATTTGCATTAATAAACCAGTAAGACTAGGGAATAAAACTAAAGAACCATATTGATACCAACTATAAAGCGTTGCACCTGAACTATTTACAAATGTTCCTAATTCAACTGGATAACTACCAGAGTTGTAATATCCGTAAGGTATTTCTACTTGTTTTACATATTGGTCAGTAGAATCAGTAAATGTATTATAACTTACTTCTTTTAAGTATGGAGTTATCTTTAACTCAAATGCACCAACTTGTACAAGTCTTGATGTTCCATCTTCTAATGCTAATGTAAATGAAACTAATCCATTAATAGGACAAGCAGTAGTTGAGAAGTTAAATGTATTTGCTGTATTGTCAACTGTCAATCCTCCAACATCAACAAATGCAGCATAAGGGCTTGTGCTCCATGCTGGTTCTGGTGAACCTCCCCAATAATATGTTGTACTTCCATTAGTTATTTTAACGTAAGCATGACCTCCATTTGGACTAAAACTTTGGTTAAAATAAATCCAACTAAAGTTTAATATCTCACCACCATTAACAAAAGGCAATCCAGTTGCTGTTATTTTTACATAAGCACCAGATGTATTTTCAGCAATCAGTCTATATTCAGCAGTGTTATTTCTATTATTTTCTATAATTGTATAACTAGAACCTGTTCCATTCTTTACTGCTGTCCAGTTTACTGGAACATTTGCTGCATACGGTTTTAAATTACCATTTGAGAAATATGAAGGTGGCTCTTGTATAGTTGTTGTGCATTGTACTGAATTAAACCCTTTCTTTAATAGTTTTACTTGACTATTATTTATAAAATAAACATT